CGACCTCAAGCAGTATTTTATTTTCGACAGGGTTGGGTTCACGATCAGAAGAAATGACAGTCTCTACATGGAGAATGATCAGGTCGGGTTCTTTGCTTCTAGAAGGGGTGACGGTCAATTGACTCTCGCCGCCGCATTCAAGATGTGCAGAGCCGCCGCCAGCTAGGTAGATAAGTAGGAGGGGCTAGGTGGGAAAGTTTAATGGACTTCTCTCCCGCCTAGTCCCTTAGAGGTGTTTTATGACGACAGCGAAAGAAGTAAAGATTCTGTGTATTAAGACCGTGACGATTGGAGCGGTTGGAATTGCCTATCTTGAAGGTAATGAATACATGATGCCTGCAAAACAGGCAAAAGATTATGCAGAGTATTTTGAATTAGTGAAGGTGAAGCAAGCCGCCAAGCCTAAAAACAAGGCAAAGAAAACCGAGGAGAATAAGTAGGAATGGTTATCAGACACACCTACGCAAGCACAGACGATCTGAGAGACTACTTGGCTGGCACATCCTACAGTGCTGGGTGGACTTCAGACAGTGCTACCCTGCGGAGGATTGTGGAGGCTTCCAGCCGCCGCATTGATAACTACATTGGGATGCAGTCATTTGGCCCCAGAATTGAAACAAGATATTACGATATCGGCAGTGGGAGCCTTAGAAATTCCCCCCAGAATCTGGTGAGAAATACAGGCTCCGCAGATATCGGAAATTACAATGCCTATGAGTCGGCGATTGATCTGAATGTTTGGTTGATATCAGCCACTACCGTGACCTCTTTCAAGGCCACTGACAGAAGTTCCAGCGAGACCCTGACAGAGGGATATGCCAACGACTTTTTTCTGGAGCCTTACAACACTAATCCCAAGGTCAGGATCAAGCTGAACGAGGACACTTCCAAGGGATTCTACTCAGGTCAGCAGACCTTTAGCATTCTTGGACAGTGGGGCTATCAGAATGACACCACAGTGGTGACCACTGTGGATGCGGTAAGCAGTACAACCACAACCTCTGTCAGTGTTTCCAGTGCGTCTGGATTCGGCCCTGCCCAGACTATTCTGGTGGGAACCGAGCAGATGTATGTGACCAGCATCAGCGGCAACACGCTCACGGTGGAGAGGGGAATAAACGGTAGTACTGCCGCCACTCATTCTGGCGGGGCTAATGCCAGCCAGTATGACTATCCTGAGCCAGTGGTGCAGGCCTGTCTTGATCTAGGAAAGATCATATTCAGGGACAGGGACATGGCTGTCGGCACAAGTCTGGGAGGTGCGAACCCAACCATGTACAAGCTGGGGGGTGACGCTCAAAGAGTCCTGTTCTCCCTTGATGATTACAAAGCCTCCACAGGATACTCGGAGGTCTACTTTTAGTGGCAGATAAGACTACCTTTAAAGGCCCCCTGTTTATCAACGCCCCAAGGCATTTGAAGAATGCCGCCAACAGAGCGTTGGGGGATGTTGCAACCAGAGCATCTGTGCTGGTTAAGGTACAGCTATGGGGTGACGGTAAGCAGACAAAGCATGGAAGGAAAACAGGCCATCTGAGGAGTTCCATTCTTGGGGAACTCGTTGGAGACTTTCATGCAGTGGTCAAGCCCTCTCATACTGCGGCAGGGAATCCAGTAGTTTATGCCAACTGGGTAGAGGGCATTGATGATAGAAACAGCCCCACTGGTTTCGCTGGCTACAGTATGTTTAAGAATGTTGCAAAGGAAATGAACTCCAGACCCAAGTGGCTGACTGATATTTTTAAAGAGGCATTGATGCAGGAGTTTGGCCCATGAGCCGCTCTGGAGTCTTGGACAGAATAGACGTATTGCTGGCAACAGTCTCAGACCCAACATTCACCGCCATCTACAGGGGAGAGCCGATAGCAATAGCGGGAACACCTGTGATGGCCTACTGGATGGTGGGCAGGACGGTGGACTTCCTGACCCTGACAGATGTTTCCACTTCAACGAATTTTCTGATAAGAGCCTATTTCAGGGTTCAGGCATCGTCTGATGTCAGGGAGAGTCTGGAACTGGATGCGTGGGATGCAATGGTGAACATTGATACTGCCCTTAGATCGGACTCTGATCTTGCTGGCAATTGCACAGATACAACGATTGGAACGGCCTCGGCTGGATATGTGGAAGTTGGCGGTGTTGCTTACAGAACCGTGGAGATTCCCTATGCAGTGGAAATTTATGGAGAGGTCACCATAACCCCGTGATAGGAGTTTTATATGGCTAAAGAATCAGGATTGAATGTCAGGCTCTATGTGATGGGTTATGACCTCTCTGGGGATGCCAACGCCCTTGATGGGGCAGGCTACTCACAGGAGACTATGGAAACCACGGCGTTAAGCAGTGCGGCGGCTAGCCGTATTACTGGACTGGCAGACGGTTCGCTATCAGTCAATGGCTACTTTGATAATGCCGCTGGCAAGATTCATCCGATTTTCACCAGTAACTCAGGGAAAATTCCAACAGCAGATCAGGTTGTTCTGGTTCCCCTCGGCTCTGCCGTGGGTGACGGGGCAGTGGGCATATCTGCAAAGGAAGCGGACTACAACGTGAGCCGCTCAAGTGGCAGTGCCATATCGGTTACCAGTACGTTCAGCGGCAACGGTATGGGGGGTGAGTTCGGCGTCATGCTGACTGCCCATGATGACACTCATTCATCTGCTAGCAGTGGGTCATCCGTTGACAATTCCGCATCTTCATCCAGTGGCGGGTCAGGTTATCTGCAAGCAATTTCTCTTGGTAGTGGTAGCGTAATCGTCAAAATTCAAGAAAGTACAAACGATTCGTCATGGACGGATTTGATGACATTTTCAACTGTTGGAACTTCTGATGTTTCGACAGCCGAAAGGCTTACGATGAGTGGAACTGTTGCCAGATATCTTAGGGTCACCTCAACGGGGACATTTTCCAATGCAAAAATAGCAGTCGGATTTTCAAGATTTTAGGAATTTTTTAGGAGGATTTTATGGCGAAGCAGTCGGGTTTAGGCGATTACATAGCGGTGGACGATAGCGGGGGGACCGCCAGAGATATATCGGATAACATCACGGGCTACGAGATTGGGAACACCCAGAACCTTCTGGACTCCACAACCATCTCCAAGTCTGCAATGGAGAGATTGATAGGTCTCGGTGACCTTTCTATTTCCCTGTCTGGTGTTTTCGACAAGGCAAGCAACAAGAGTCACGATGTGTTCAAAACTAAGTCAGGGATAAGAACATTTACCTTGGCAATAGGTGGGGACACCACAGGTTATCCAGAGTTGGAAGCTGAGTGCCTTGTTGCCGATTACAACCTCTCCAGAGGTAATGACGGCAGTCTTACATGGGCGGCCACGCTGAACCTTCAGAGCGGCACGGTTCCCACTTGGGGTACTGCATCGTAATGGTGGAGGCGAAAATTAAAGGCCACACACCTTTTGTTCTCCAGAGAAGGGAGGCCATGCTGGAGTTTCCAGTGGAGTCCGAGTTTCACGGGCTTCAGGTGAGAGCCAAGCTGGATGTTGATCTGGGAACTTTCCTCCAGTTTCAGAAGCTGGGGGAGAGTGCCACCCCTGATGAGTCGAGAGAACTGTTTGAAAAGTTCGGCTCTGACATCGTGCTGGAGTGGAATATGCACGATGAGGACGGGAAGCCAGTTCCAGCAAACGCCAAGGGGTTTCTTACACTGCCGCCCAGTGTCTGTATTGCGATAGTCACAGCATGGGCAGAGAACGTCAGTGCCGTGGGGGAAGCCTAGAGGCTGACATTCTGAAGTGGAAAGCTACTGGAGGTGGGACTGACAGGGATGGCAATCCCGTTACCAAGCCCACCTCTCTTAGTTCTGCGGAAGTTATAGACGGCCTCTGCCAGAGGTACGGCAGTCTGCCGTCTGAGGTGCTGAAAGAGGATGCCAGCCTGTTGAAAATGCTTTACATAGTTGATCTTGGAAAGACGGAGCAAACGTGAGTCTGGGAAGCAACGTAGTTAACATTGTCGTTGGTGCGAAAACCGATGACGCAAATAAGAAGTTCAACCTTATACGGAAAGCCGTACTCGGAGTCAGTCTTGCCGCCGCTGGTGCGGCTATGGGACTGGTTAAGATCGGGGATGAAATAAGCAAAGCCACCCGAAATATCCAGTCGGGCACTGGAGCAACGGGGGCAGAACTGGATGCCCTGAAAAAAGAGTTCAGGGATGTTGCTGGAAGCGTTCCGCAGGACATGGACACGGTTTCCAAGGCCCTTGCTTCAGTTAGTACAGAACTGGGCATCACGGGAGATTCTCTGGAGAATACAACCAAGGGATTTCTAGACCTTTCCCGAATAACTGGAACAGAGGTGGGGCCTCTCATCAAGCAAGTATCCGACTCGATGGATATGTTTGGCATCAGTTCGGATCAGGCTTCCCAATCACTGGATGCTTTTGCCAAGGCATCCCAGATCACTGGAGTCCCTATTGCCACCCTGACCAGCAGGGTTCAGGAGTTCGGCCCTGTTCTCAGAAACCTCGGCCTCAGTATGAACGACAGCATTGCCCTCTTGGGGCAATTTGAAGGGGCTGGAATCTCAGCATCCAGAGTAATGCCTGCCCTCAATATGTCGATGAGGCAACTGGCAACCTCTGGCAGTGGTGACATGGCTGAGTCTCTCTATGAGGCCATGAGAGCCATCAAGGATGCCGAGACCAGTACCGCCGCTCTTAATGAGGCTACTGATCTGTTCGGTTCTGAAGGGGCGCAGAGAATGAGCATCGCCATCAGGGATGGCACTGTTGATATAGAGGCCCTGTCCGAGACCCTTGCCAACTCTCAGGGAACTGTTGACGAGATGAACGAGGGAACGCTTACTGCTGGTGAGCGTTGGGCTATCTGGGGAGACAAGATGAAGCTGGCGGTTGGCCCTCTTGCCGAGGTCATGGCAGGAATAGGGCCAATTGTAATTATTCTGCCTTCTTTAATTGCGGGAATCGCCGCCCTTTCTGGAATGATGAGTGGCCTGTCCCTTGCAACAATGGGAGCCGCTATTAAGTCAGGGATTTTAACAGTTGCCACAGGTTTGCAGACAGCGGCAAGCTGGCTCGGAGCCGCCGCCGCTACTGCACTCAGCCTTGCCCTCTCTCCCATAGGGTTGATTATCATTGGGATTGCGTTAGCAGTAGGGGCGGCAATTCTTATATGGAAGAACTGGGATGCCATCATGGCGGTTGTTAATGAGACCCTTCATAAAATAGATAAGTTTCTGAGAGACACCTTTGGCCCTACTTGGATATACCTGAAACAAGTTGTCAAGGATGTAGTTGCAGGAATTGTTGAACTTTTCAAAGGAATGTTTGCTCTTTTCTCTGGAGATATAGAAGGGTTCAAGGAGCATATGAGCAACGCTCTTGGCCTTCTTAAAAAGGCATGGGAGATGTTCGTTGAAAACCTCTGGAAACCTTTTGATGATTTTATGACTAATAAACTCGGAGCGGCTTGGGAGTTTTTTACTGGGCTTATGAAAGCACAACTTGACATAGCGGTTGGATTCTTTAACGGATTTGTTGAGATTCTCAAGGGAATCTGGGACTTGATTGTTGGCATATTCACAGGGGACACCAACAAGATTACCGATGGGTTCAAGGGTATAGTAAACGGTATCCTCACGATGTTTAACGGCCTGATTAAGGCCGTCAATCGTATCGGGTTTTCTCTACCCGATTGGCTGGGCGGTAAGTCCTTCAGTCTGAATATTCCAGAAATACCAAAACTGGCAGAGGGTGGGATCGTAAACCGTCCAACGCTTGCCATGATAGGTGAAGGGGGGCCAGAGGCTGTTGTTCCTCTAAATCGAGGGGGCGGCCTTGGTGGTGGGGTTACGGTAAATGTGATGATGCCAGAGGGCGGCACTGTCATCATGGATGATGAGCAGACCATGCAGAGGTTCAGCGACTTTATCACCAGAGAGATCAGGCAAGTTCTCAGAACACAGGCAGGTTTCTGATGGCAAAGCCCTATGTTCGGGTAATGGTGGATTGGGATAATAACGGCAATTTCACTGGAACGTATGACGACATCACAGACGATACCCGTTCCATGTCTTTCACTCATACCAGACAGGAATCCACCGACTACATGAACGGTTCAGTTCTCAACGTCCAGCTGAACAACAATGACAACCTGTATTCCCCGCCAAAAGAATCAGGGGCACTATACGGAAACCTGACATCTGGTAAGCCTATGGTTGCTAGGATGTGGTATCCCTACGACAATTTCACCGACTCCACTGGAACCAATCTCACAAGCCATGCGGTTCCATATGACGCTGATTTCAGTTGGACAGTTCCGACAGGAGCATTCAAATGTCACGCTGATGGATACGCAGAACTGACAACTGGGGCAACTTCATACGGTGTTCTCGATTTAACTCTTTACGATGTCGAACTTTCAACGGAAATAACCACCTCGGCAGGGTCTACAGCAAACCATGATGCAGGGATTATCTGCCGATATGTGGACACTAACAATTATCTTTTTGTAAGAACGGCTCTGGCATCGAACCAGATTGAGTTGAGGAAGGTTGTTGCGGGTGTTGATTCCTCTGTGGCATTTGCTTCCTACACTTGGGGGGTTTCCACCAAGAGAACCCTAATGGTCAGATGCCACGGTGACAGGATTTCGGTGTTCGTGGACGATGAGAAGGTGTTGCGTACTGCAACGGGTGCCACAAGCCTCGCCATGGAAAAGGCAACCTCGCATGGAATCATTGCTTTCAGTTCTGCCACTGATGTGAAGTTTCACGATTTCGGAGGCTTTCGCCCGCTCTTCAAAGGAACCCTAAAAGAGATTCGCCCCAGGCCCTCATCTGGTATGCAGTATTGCTATCTCAAGGGTTACGACCTGTT